GTCTATACCTGAAGTGAGACTATGAAGAACTTAGCAGTACACATATCATTCTTCTACAAAGAAGACAGAGTAGCGTATCTTGAGCAAGTCATTGCAGGATTGCATGAGATAAACGATGTTGATGTGTTTGTGCACTCAAACAAGTAGTTTGCAATAGACGGTGCAGATGTAGTTGTGCATGACATCTCACAGATTCATCCTTTCTTGCTCACTTGGCTTAGCAGAGAAATGATGAAGAAGCAGATAGGAAGCTACAAGCACTACATGTATCTTGAAGATGATGTCCTGTTCACAAAGAAGAACTTTGACCACTATCTCAAGTGGCATGAAGCTTGCAAGAAGAGAAATGCATATCTTGGTTTCTTGAGAGTTGAATGCAGAGACGATGACAAGTGGTTCTTAGGAGATTTGCTTGAGAGATTGTCTGATGCAACGGAGATAGACGGGACAGAGTTCTTGAGATGCAACACATATCGCTATGCAGCTATGTGGATCTTAGACAATGAAGAGATGAAGAAGTTTGCATATGAGATGAGCGATCTCTATGAGTTCAAGCAGCTGCATTACAATGGAGGAATAAGCATGTCGAGAGAGAATGCAGCTATCGGACCGATCTATGAGATGTTCTAGGACATGCTTGTGCTCCCAGAAGACTGCTCTTATCTACATCATCTTCCAAATCCTGCTGCAAACAATCCAAGCTCAATGTTTGCAAAGATTCCAATAGAGGAGATAGCAAGATGCAAAGCTTGAAGATAGTAGTGTGCCATCACAAAGAAGCTCCGATGCTCTAGCAGTATTTGGATCATCCTGAGCTCTATGTGCACATCCACGGTGGAAGAGCAGCAAGCAATGACCGTTCTCCATTTCTCATGAGCATGCAAGGAGATGACACAGGCGACAACATCTCTAGATTCAATGCTTAGGTAAATGAGTATTCTGTCATGTATTGGGCATGGAAGCACTATGACGAGATAGGAAATTCAGACTACATTGGCTTGAACCACTATAGACGTGCATTCACTTAGTCCGACATAGATGTAGCACTTAACTATGAAGCATCATTCTATGAAAACATCATTGGCAGACCAAACGCAATAGGAAACACTCTTTTCGAACACTTTTCTGCAAATCATCCATCGTTAGCAACTAGAACTATCGGATTTCTACAATGTAATCAGCAACTATAGCATTTAGCGAAATGTATGTTGAGTTCTAAGTGTCTCTTTCCAAAGAACATGTTCATTATGCGAAAAGTGAGATTCTTTGAGATGATGACATTTCTTGACGCAATAGTTTTCAAAATGTTGAAAAGTGAATAGTTCAATGCACCTAGAGAGATTGGATTTGTTAGTGAAAGGATAACTAGCTTATGCTTTGAGTCTCTTTTACACATGAATGCAGATTGTCATTTGATTCCTATCCCGGAGAGCTACATATGATACACTTCATCATCTTGGCAAACACAAGAAGTGACTCAATAAGGCGCATGACTCAAAGTGCGGTGAACTCAATTCACTAGTCTGCATGTCCTGGCTATCCATTTGAGCTAGGAAAAGCAGTTGTAGTAGAGAGCAACAGATGCTACTTTGGCACGTATGAAGGTGCTGAAACAGTCTTCTTTGACTAGTAGTATTTCAACTACAATCATGCTCTGAACTTAGGCTTGCGAGCAATTGGAGCAAACATCAATGATCCAGGACAGTGGTTCTGCTTCATGAACAATGATGTAGCATGTGATAGGAATTGGCTAGTGCATCTGCATGCTGCATTAGCTAAAGACAGCTAGATAGTCTCATTGTCTCCGAGATGCAACAAAGTTGGACCAAATGAAGTGGAATATGGCTATACGCTAGGAAAGCATCTGCAAGGATACTGCTTCTTGAGCAACAGCAGAGCATTGAAGCAGATAGGTCCATTCGATGAGACATTTGACTTCTACTTCCAAGATGATGACTACTTAGAGCAGCTGAGGATAAGAGGCTTGAAGCATGCTACAGTGAAGAATGCAGTAGTCAAGCACTTTGGTTAGCAGACTACTGGCCAGGAAGACATGCAGAAGCTCTTCGAAGGACGAGACAAGTTCATAGCCAAGTACTCGATGCAGACATATCTTGATAGAGAGGCTGCTAAGAGAGAAGCATTCAACTGAGCTTGAAGTGCAGACAAAACAAAAGCGGTTGGCATTTGCCAACCGCTTGAGGGATGTGCTGAATGCAATATGTTAGCCGCCAAGTCCAAAAGATGGGGCCTCTGCCTCTTTCGTATCCGGTTCTTCTTCAGCTTCACCTTCAGAGCTCTCTATTCCTTCATCACTTCCAGCTGAAGATTCACTTTCTCCACCTTCGCCAGAGGCATTTCCACCACCAGAAGCGCCTGCAGCTTTCTGCTTAGCTTCAATGTCATTCTTGAGTCGAAGTGGGGACTTGAAGTCAATCGGAGGATTCTCAGCAGACACTTGCTCTGCAAAGTACTCAGCAGTTGCAATGAGTTGCTTCTCTTTGATGAGCAGCTCGAAGTTGTTTCTGACATCTTCTTCTGTCCAACCGAGATACTTCTTGACAATGTTGATCTGGCTGATGAAGTCTGTGTCTTTGAACGCTTTGTAGATGTCCATCTTAGCATTCACCAGCTTCTGAGTCTCGTAGAGATCATAGAGGACTGGCTTCACAAACTCAAGCTCAATGTCTGATTCATGCAGCTCATATCCTTTCTTGTCCATCAAGCCGCGTAGCTTCAAGTGAGTGATGAATCCTTTCTTGAATCCTGCTGCAAATCTGCGATGGAATCTCATGATCATTCTTGAGAATGAGTACTCTTCATAGCTGATTGACTCATTCTTCTCCATTGTGTTCTCTGGAGTCTTGTATCTTGAGAATGGAACCTTCATCGCTTTCAAGAACCATCTCAAGAAGTACTCAATGTCAGCCATCTCATCGTAAGAAGCGCTAGATCCAACACTCTCGATGCTAGTTCCGTCATTTCCATCTCCTTTTGCGAAGACATATGACTTCAGCATTGTTGGTGAGTTGTAGACACCAAACACATCAGTTCCTTCTGGAGTAGAGACTTTCTTGGACTTCAGCTCTTGAGCGAATCGTCTTGTGTACTCATCTGCATCATTCTAGTTCATTCTTCCGGTTGAGATGTTGAACAGCAAGCGCTCCGGTGCATGTGTCACGCGAAGAATGACTGCAGCATCTTCAAGCAATGCTAAGCGGTGATACTGCTGCTTAGCTTTCTCGATGAGTGGATAAGTTGTCAGATAGTCATATGAGAACTCACCAGAGCTCACATATGTCACCTAGTTCCACAGCAATGGAATGCATGTCTCTTTGTTGAACTTGAATGAGTAAGACATTGGAGAGATCGCATTGAAGATTCCAGCTGATCCATTGATGGAATTGGTGTATTGCATGCGAACATCTTTGGAGAAGTTCTCAACATCAAACACAATTCCAACTGGCAATCCAGTCTTCACATCAACAAGCGTCTCATAGTACTCAGTTGGAAGAAACCGAACACCAGTTATGCCGAGAGATGGATACTTTGGATTGATGATGTTCTCCCAAGCTAGCTCACCTTCAACTAGGAAGCGCTTGATCATGTTGTATCCGCTGTTCTGCAAGTCGAAGAAGCTGATGTACTTCTTGAACTCCGTCTAGATGATCTTCTGCTGATCACCATTCAAGCGCTAAGGCAATCTTAGGTTGATGAAGTCATGATTCTCATCTTCATGGATGAAGTCGTCGCAGATCTCATCTAAGCACCAGTCACAGATCAAGTACTTTGAGATTCTCCTGTATTGTGCAATTCTCTCTGCTTTGTTAGTGGCAACTGGCATTGCCATCAAGTCATTGTTGAAGAAGAGCTGCCATGATGGATTTGCATATCTTCCATTCTCTCTTCGAATGCCATTGCTGACAACTGAGCGAGAGTTTATCACTGCTGCTATGTCAGCATCGATGCTGTTGAATGCTGAGTAGCTAGGATTGTTTGCAGCAAATGAGTCTCCATGCTGAGACTAGCCTCTGCTGTCGCTTCTTCCTTTTCCAAACCAATTGCTAAAGCCAAATGCCATAGTCATGTTTCCTTCTTGTTAAGTTGTTGTTGATCAGAGCCGTCATCTCCGTCTGCAGTGCTGTCTGCATCAGGCTCTTCTGCTTTGACGTCATCATCGCTAGGAATTCCTAGCATGCCATCAAGCTAGCTGTCGGACATCTTTGAGAGCATCTTGATTGCATCTTCTTGAGACATCGCACCATTAGAAGCATTAGCGGTAGTGTCAATGACATTGCTTTCCGCTTTCAGCTTCATCTTCTCAATGTCTTGCTAGTGCTTCTTGTCCATCAGCTCTTTCTTCAAGTTCTGCTAGAACAGCATCATCTTCACTTTCTCGACAAACTTCATCTTGTCTCGATACAAGCTGATGAATTCTGCAATGTTGATGTGTATAGACTCCAGCATCTTGCTAGTGCTTCCGATGAGCTCCGAGTCGATGAGCTCTGACGAGATGATGTTCTCGTAGATGTGCTTGAACATAGCTTTTGACATGACAATCAAGTCTTGGACTTCTTTCATCGAAGTGTCCAAGTCAGTTATCGTCAAGTCTGTGCTAGGATTGGTCTGCAGCTCATGGAGCTAGCTGTCAACTTCAGCTAAGCTCTAGTGCACTTCATCAGAGATAGAGCTCATAGCTTCATTAGCTTTCTCTTCATCAATCTGCATGTCATCCAAGAAGTCATCTATAGACTGTCCAGATGCCAATCCAAGAGCTTTGTCAATCTTCTCTTTAGTCGTTTCCATGCTCAGTCGTCAATTGAGAACTCGTCGCCAAGATAGCTCTTGATAGCTTTGTTGAGTGAAGATCTTGGATCCATTCCATTGTATGTCTCAAGCTCTTGTGACAGCTTCTTCATCAAGTCTTTCTTGATGTTCAGTTGCTTGTAGTGTCTGAACAATGAAGTCAAGTAAGAGTTCCAGAATGCTTGAGTGAACCAAGAGAAAGGATTCGAGAACTTGAAGTTGTAGTTCTTCAGACCTTTGATCAGCTTACTGCATCCAAACATCAGCATGTCTTCTTTGAGCTCAACATCGTAGTTCCTGAAGTTGCTGTGGTTGAGAAGCTTTCTTCCAATCTTCAGCATGATCTCGCCAACTTCATTCGTGATGATGCGGTCTTCAACGACATCATAGTTGAAAGCCCAGCCTTCTTTCCTGACAACGCTTGTGATCTCATGGATGATGTAGTCTTTAGTCTCACTTGAGAACTTAGCTTCCTTGATGACACCATCTTTTGCAAATTCCTCGAGCTGCTCGTTTGCTTTTGCATGGATAGCATTGAAGTATGCGACTTTTGCTTTCTTCTTCTCATCTTCAGACTTCATCTTCGCGCTAGCAATGAAGTCCAGCTTGTCTATGCTCTTCGGAATCTTGACAAAGTACTTAGTGCTGTCATCATAAGACTCGTGACCTTCTTGTGTGTCATCAGTCTTTGTGACAATGAGCTTTCCGTCTGCCATCTTGAACACTTTCAGGCCATTCACATCAGAGTTTCTCCAGACTAAGAGCTTCTTGTGAAGGTCTTTGTTGCTGCAGTAGTAGCGGTCAGTGTTCTTTGGACCTTCACTCCGCTTAGCAGCTTCACGCTCTTTCTGTATCTTGAGCTTCATCTCTTGCTTCTCTTCAAGAGACATCTTGCTTTTCTTTGCTTGCTCAATCTTGTCAAGCTCTTCTTTGGAGCGCAGTTTCTTTGGACGACCTCTCTTCTTGCTTGAGCTGTCACCACTCTGATGCTGATTAGCTGAAATGCGCTTAGATTCACTCTAGTCTGCTTTAGACTCACTTTTGACTTTTGCCATAGATTTCCTTTTGCTAAGGTATTTACTCTTAAGCATAATCTACGCTTTTCTAGAGAATTTTCTAGCAAATTTTCCCCTGAAATTCCATCATACATCATATCATCATGTGAATTTCCGTAAAGTAGTCATGCAGGCTCAGATTTCTACCAAAAGTAAATAGCAAACACAGAACCATGAGCAAAGGTAATAACATGCTAGACATCAAAGACATCTATGAGAAAGTGATGCTGACTGAAAGCAAGTCAAAGCATCTGTATGAGAATGGAGACATGACATTTGCAGAGATCCGCGACATCATCTCTAGCGTCTTCAAGAATGGCGGAACAGTCATGCAGAAGAAAGTTCCAGGAATGCAAGCGCTGATCACATTCAAAGACGGAGACTTCTGCTTGGCAACTGATGACAAATCTCTGAGCAAGCCTTTCTGCTGCAAGAGTCTCCCTCCTAGCTGCTGCAAAGCTGAGAAAGATGTCAAAGAGTCATTTGCAAACACAGTTGCTGACATTGTCGATGCCCTCAGCAAGCTAGATCCTGTGCTCCTGAACAAGTACTTTGCAAATGGACAGAACTTCGTAGAGTGCTAGATAACATTTCCTCCTGAATCTTGCTGTGGAAGCTATGGAAACAAGTGCTTTGTCACATTTGGCAAGCTGAGATGCTTCGACAGTGAGTTCAAAGATGTCGGAGAAGACAAAGAGTCTGCAGACAGTCTCTTTGCTGCATTGAGAGAAGATGAGTGCTTGAGAGCTGAGACTGCTGAGATCTCAGAGCCTTGCATCCAGCAGCTTCACAATTGTGTCTCAGGACAGAAGGTAGTTGAGAAGCTGATGCAGAAGCTTGGACAGTTCATAGATGGAGTTGGCTGGGGCTGCTCAATCAACTCTTACATTCAAGACAAGTACTCACGCTACATCATCAACAAAGCTCTAGAGCATGGCTTAGATGTCTCTAGAAACAGCGCATTTGTCAATGAGCTAGTCTCAAGAGTGTCTGGAATGAAGATGCGTCCAACTAAGACGGACTTGATGTGCTTTGCTAAGAGAGAAGGAATCAACTGCAACTGCGATGAGTACAAGAGCTTCTTGAGTGACATTGAAAGCAATGCTGGTGAGATGTGCAAGCAGATAGTAGCGCCACTCGAGAACATGATCTGCTATGCCGTGACAATGGCAATGAAGAACTTGCTTGGCTATCTCTCGGTTGATCCAAATGAGAAGACAAAGAAGTTTCTTGCCGGAGTTGATGCTGGCTGCTGCGACTTTGAGAAAGATGAAGCTGGAGACTGCATCTGGAACTCAGAGAAGCTAGACTCAGTCAGGAAGAACTTTGCAAAAGTCTGCCAGTATGCTTCAAGCATTCCTTCAGATGGATTGGTCTTGCTCTACAAGAACTCTCCATACAAAGCAGTCAGCAAGCTCGAGAAGCTTGATGCTCTCTGCAAGATGATCGGCTGCTGAAAGTTTTGATGCAATGACTACTTTCTTGCAGTTCTTGAATGAAGCTAATGCAGCTGGCTCAAAGTTTGAGCAGAAAGTTGCAGATGGAGTCAATGCTTGGCTGAAGGCAAACAGTCTTGAGAAGAAGTTTGAAGCAAAGAGATTCTAGACTATTGAAGAAGATGATGGTGCTAGAGAGGAAGACTTCTCTGACGTCATTGTCAGCAATCTTCAAGACGGCACTCAATTCTTCATTGAGTGCAAGCAGAATGGAAGTGACAACTCTGTCACTAACATGTTTGACATTGCAGAAGACTTCACTGTAGTTCCTGTCAAGAGCAGAGAAAGAGAAGAGGAAGACAATCCATTGCTTCTGCAGCTAGCATCTGACATCCAAGAGAGTGATGAGTACTAGAAGTTCATCAGCTTCATGATGGAAGAGACTGATTGGGTGAGAGGAGGATTCTGCCCGGCCGACTTCTACTTCAGCAAGCAAGACATCCGAGATCCAGATCTGCAGTCACTGATCAAGTCTTACAACAAGATGGTTGAGAATGGTGAAGTTGAGTCTGACAACAAGCCTTTCGATGGAAAGCTCATCAGAGAAAGCACTCGCAACATGCTAGCTGTGGCCCTGATGTGGAGACTATATGACAAGAAGAACACATGGGACATCTGCCACATAGAGAACATTGAGTACTTTGGAGATCTCATCAGGAAGCACTACATGCAAGACAAAGCTGCTCCAGTGAAGTACATGCAGCTAGGATAGAATCTCTACTTGCTAGATCCTTCTGACAATCCTCTTGCAATAGCATGTGAGAAGTTTCCTGAGACGGTCATTGGAAAGTTTGACTTGAAGTTCACTCCTCGGCACGGAACCGGCTCAATGTACATGACTCCGCGCTCAAAAGTCACAAGTGAGCTGCCATCTAGCTGCTCATTCACAGACAAAGCCAATTGGCCAACTTTGCTGCCTTGAGCACTAGATGCCTTTGGGTAAATAGACCAAAGGCATTCGCATGATAACTACTTCAACTAAGTTGAGAACTTTGAAGCTAGGAGCCCAAGCAATAGAAGCTCCAAGCGATCTGCAACATAATCCAATAGCACAAAGCAGCGACATCAGCTCCTTTGTCGAGAAGCAAAGCACCTTGTCTGGATATGGCATTGAAGATGCTAAGATAGAAGGTGACTATGTAGTTCTAGGAGACAAGTCGCTGAGAATGGTAAATGGCTTCGCTGTCAAGTCTTTCAGTGACAGAGAGAAGATGATGCAAGCTCTGCAGTCTGAATCTTCAGTTGGCATGTCTTCATTCCAGAACACAGTCTTAGCTATAAGCAATGATGTCTCATACTACATCTCAGAGCTTTCGGTTGCTAGAGATGCTGGAACAGGAGAGATCATCTCAACTGACTGCAAGCTGACGCACTTGACTAATGACAAGCTCTACTCCATCAAAGAAGACATGATGCTGTCTGCAAATCCATCAATTGGAAGAATGGAGATTAGCTTTGAAGCTGGAAAGTGGTGGTATGCAGCGGACACTGGAATCAAGTTTGAGAAGCTGACAGGCTCTGAGCCTGATGGAATGCGCTCAGCTATCTACTCACAGTCTGAGAAGTGCTACTACATTGGAACTACTCAAGGCCTGTATCGCACTTACAACGATGACATGACCGGCTGTGAGAGAATCTTGAGCAACTAGCTAGTCTGCAATGCATCAGATCCAAACTTGAGCAGCCCGTCTTACAGAGCACACATTCCTTGCGTCAGAGAGATCGGCGATCACAAGTATGTGATGTACATAACCGGTGCAACAGGATACTCACACAGTAGGATCGCAACTTTCAACTCTAAGGAGATGACGTGCTTTGTGAATGCAGACAGTGGAGAGGGATGGCTGCTGAATGACACATTGATAAGCAGCAATGGTCTCTCATCAACTATTGCTGTCACAAATGCATCAGCTGGCCAAGGAATTCTCAGAAACTACACAGTTGACTTGAGCAATCTGTCTAGCATAACTACATATCTTTCAAGAGGCATAGATGCTGTTGCTGGCACAGCATTGCAATCACAAGCGGCTCAATATGTGCAGAGACTCAATGGAAAGTGCTTCTTGAGCAGACATTCTTCTGACAGCTCTTCAGGCGGCAGCAGCAAAGGAGTGATATACTTTGATGACAGCAACCTTGGCAATGCAGACATACCTTGCTATGAAGTCAATGAGCTCTCTAGCTCAAGGATATACTAGCTGCGAGTCAACAGTGGCAAAGTCTATGTGTGCTGCGGTCTCAGCTCTCAAGACTCTTCAGACCATCTCGGCTTGTACGAGCTAAGCATTGACGACGGCAATGTGACTTGCTAGCAGCTGAAAGACGACCCGTTCTTGTCTGCATACTAGAACTGCAAAGACATCTACTACTCAGCAAAGACTAAGAAGTGGATCTTTGCTCTTGACTAGATGATATACACTTCAGACCAAGATGAGAATGGAAAGTGGACGGAGCTAGTCCAAACTGGCTTCTCTCTTGGAGATGAGTCGTATCCGAAGTTTGTTGAGATGGAGAACTTCATTGTTGCAAATGAGCTTCACTCTGACTCTGCAGCTACCGGCGGAAAGCGTTCAAACGTCATTGTCACTAGCACTAACGGAAACTAGAAAGTAGCTACTACAGCAGACATCAAGATCAAGAAAGTGACAATAGATGGAAATCCTGCAGTTGAAGATGAGCATGGATTTCTCAACATTCCAGTTGCAAGTGCAGTGAAGCAAGTCATATAGGTCGTAGATGCTCTTCCAGCTAGTCCGGATGAGAACGTCATCTACTTCATCAAGAAGAGGTCATGACATGGTCAGTGTTGACTTCAATGCCATTAGTGCTGTTGTAGCATATGGATCTTCCATAAGCGCAATCTACCAAGGAAGTGAGCTTCTATGGAAGCAGTTTCTTCCTTCTCTCGCAGTGAAGATGAGAAATGGATCACAAGTGCAGTTTGAGCAAGATGAGACAACAGCAAAGCTCACAATGGTCAGCTCATACTCCGATCCATCGCTAATCGGTGTCTATGCGCAGAAGATAAGCAACAAGCAAGACATCATTGAAGTTGAAGACTTGTCTAGCAGCATTACAGCAACTGGAAACTATGCATTTTGCAAGATCTCAAACTTGAGTGCAGCTAAGCTTGACAGCTTAGTGACTCTTGGAACTCACACATTTGATGCAACTGGCTTGAGTGTTGCAGACTTTCCATCTGTGACATATGCAGGAGGCTATGCATTTCAAGACTGCAGCAAGCTAGTGCAGATAAAGATGCCTGCACTGACATCTTTCGGTGAGCTCATTGTCAATGGCTGCAACAACTTGTCTAGCATCATTGTTGACAACAGCTTCTTGAAGTCGTGTGAGAATGGATATGGCACTCCAAACTCACTTGTGCTAGACTCAAAGAATGTCTTGAAGCTTGCGACAAAGACTTTGACTAGAGTGTCAAGCGATTCCGTGACTGAGATTGGAGCTTAGGCATTCTACAGATGCAAGTACTTGTCTTCAGTCTCATTTGCAAATGCAACAAAGATCGGCAGAGGCGCATTTCTTGGAGTTGGACAATCATCTCGCCAATTCGGAGAGCATTTAGACATTCCTAAGGCAACTACTATCGATAGCAATGCATTCTCCCAGGCATGCTTGTCTTCTATAGCTTTGTCTAGTGTGACAAGCATCAACTCATCTGCATTCAACAGCTGCACAAATCTTCTTTCGATTGACTTCTAGGCAATGCAGACAGTTGGCTCATCTGCATTCTTGTACTGTCCAAAGCTCTAGATTGCTGTGATTCCAAGAGCAAAGACTCTGCAGTCATCGTCTTTCAAGAACTGCGCAAGCTTGTCTTCAGTTGTTCTGTCTGCAGTTGATACTGTGACAACAATCACTACTAGCACATTCTAGAAGAACGCGAGTCCAATATCAGTCTTTGTTCCTTCTTCATTGAGCTCCGACTTTGAGCAGGACACAACATGGAAGACATTCATTGAAGATGGCACAGTGATGATAGTTGGCGTCTGATGCAGCTAGTTGCACATTGAGATCTTGCTCTGTTGCTAGCATGGAGTAAATAGTGCTAGACAACGGAGACTACCGAGATGCAAGATTGTGAAAGACCAGAAGCTGCAGTGTTCATAGATGATGACCTTCTCAAGAAGGCAAAGACAGCAGCTTACATGTATGACTAGAAGTTTGAGAATTCTGAAGGAAAAGAGAAGCCATTCACACCAAAAGCTTTTCCTGGCAAAGCGATCTCAATAGTGATCCCAGGAAACAATTGCAAGATTGAGATCTACCTAGACTCAAACGACTGCATGTGGGACTCAAAGGTGACTTCAGTTGGAAAGTTTGGAAAGCTAGATCCCGACCAGATGGAGCGATTCTTCAAGAGTGAGTTCTATGCTAAGATGATCAAGTCTCTCTCAAAGAAGTGGCCAACTTCTGATCCGACTTACGGAAAGCTGTTTCGTGCAGTCATTGACAAGCGCTTGAGAGTTGGCATAGTTCCTGAAGATGAGATCGAGGAAGCTGTCAAGTGTGGAGTGCTCACTGAACTAGAGCACAGCCATGACGTCGATCAGCCAAACAAGAGAAAAGACCTCGCTAACAAAGACACAACTGGTGATGGCAAGAGAGACTATTCTGGCTCCGGAAGAAGAATTGTGCACTTCAGCGACAATGGAGTATCTAGCAAGTCGGCAAAGTACTATTGCTGGCCGAGGAAAGGAAAAGAGTTCAAGTGGAACTCATGGAAAGAGTGGCAGAAGCAGAAGCCATTCTGCAAGATGATCTTCAAGTTCAATGGTCGCCGCTACATGATCTCCGCTTCACTCTTTGATGAGCAATTTGACAACAGAGGATTCCGTGGAGGTGACTTGGACTGGAAGCCGCCGTTCGGATGGCTGACTCCAGACGAGTGTGAGCAGATCACTAAGCTCTCACTTGTCAAGAAGTTTCTCCATCAGTGCAAGAAGCGTGTCAAGAAGTATCTTGACATGAAGCCCGAAGAAGTGCTTGCAAAGATTGACAAGCCTGAGAGAGTTGACATCAAAGAGATTGAGAAGACACAGCGAGTGATCCGGCATTGCATAGATGTGCTCTTCAACAAAGGCCAGAAAGACAACTACCACTATGACAATTGACATGACAGACAAGATTCCATCATTCATGCAGTTCATGCTAGATGAGAGCTGCATGAAGAACAAGGACAGCAGGAAGACTGATGAGAATGAAGACACTTTGACTGAAGGTGAAGGTGGCGGCGGAATGTCGGCTGGTGGAATGGCAGCTGGAGGTGATGCTGGCGGCGCAGCTGCTGAGCCTTCTTCTGATGGCGATGCTCAGTTCATGCACGGTGGCAAGCCATTGACTACTATTGATGTTCTCGGAAAAGTTGACAGAGAGAAAGGCTTCATGGGAAAAGGTGATTTCCACATTCCTAAGATGGTTCTTCCTCTGCAGAGAAGATGGCCGTGCTGCAATGGCGGCTCAAAGAGAAAGAAGAAAGGCAAGTATCCGAAAGTTGCAAAGGTCATCACTTCTTATGCAGACTTGACTGAAGATGAGAAGCAGCAGCTAGCACCTGTCTTAGTCTTCAATATTCCACATGACAAGATAGAAGGCATTCTCGACAACACAAAGATTGAGAATCCAAGATACAGCAAGCAGCAGTTCATGAAGTATCTTTCAGATGATGACATTGAGTATGTTGGCCTCTTCTCAGACTTTCCAAGAGAGTGCTTAGCTGCAGCAGCACTGAAGTTCTCTCAGTTCAGCGACGATGACTGCTACATAGCTGAGATCTAGTCTCTCAAGAAAGGCTTTGGAAAGCAACTAATCATGAAGCTTCTGAAGTATCAGAAGTGTCTTTGGCTGTCTGCAAATCCAGAAGGCGGAGAGAGCTTGCTGAAGTTCTACAGAGATCCTGACTTTGGCTTCATTGAGCATGAAGTTAAGAATGAAGTCTATGGAAAGCCACTGCATGTCTTCTGCACAAAGAGCTGCGATGAAGATGCACTGATGAAGCTGATGAGTGAGTGGTTTCCTGTGACAAAAGATGGTGAAGAGAAAGTAAAGATCTGGGTTGATGATGTGCGTCCAACTCCAGATGGCTACATGACCATCAAGAGTGTCAATGAGTTCATTGACTGGTTCAATGAGAATGGTGCAGACACTATTGAAGTCTTAGATCTTGACCATGATGCTGGAGACTTCCATGATGACGGTGGAGACTACATCAGGATTCTCGACTTCTTGGAGTTCAATGGAGTGAAAGACTTGTCTGTGAGAATCCATTCAGACAATCCAGTTGGCAGACAGAACATGCAGCGCATCATCAAGAAGAATGGTTGGAGAGAAGTCTACGACTTAGTTGAGTCTAAGAATCATGTGACTGGAAATCCAAAGATCACTTCACAGAAGTCACAATCACTGAAAGTGACAACAGTCTAGAAAGCAGAAGCAATCAAGCAATTGAAAACTGTGCCAAAAGATGCATCTGTTCCCCAGAAAGTGTCTTAGAACTCATCTAAGAAAGTTGTCTAGCCTAAAGTCGTTGCTAATCAGCTTAGAAGCAAAGAGTCTAAGATGGCATCTAGAAGCACAAAAAGCTTCAGATCACCCAATGAGTTCAAGAAGCCGATCTTAGCAATCAAAGCAATCTAGTTTCCATCAAGTGAAGTGAGCAAGGAGATGAAGGAAAGAGATCTTCTAGTCACAACAAGAGTTGATGCTGACTATGACAAGTTCTAGATCGGCGACATTGTCAAAGCACCATGGAAAGATCTCTACAAAGTCATTGGAAGAAGAAACATCTCCGACGTCATCTAGCATCCATACTTCAGAGAGCTGACAGACAAGCAAGTTGCACTCTTGAGAGGATATGACAAGATGGCAGTCTTGATGCTCTCTAAGTGGAAGCGCGTTGACGAGTCAAACTTTGAAGTCATGAGCAGTGCAGACTCACCAAGCAAAGAGCTCTTGCTGGACATCATTGCTCTGAACAAGCAGATTGACTCAAGCATGAATCCAAGACACAAAGACTTCTTCATCTTTGAAGTTCACACTTACAGTGAGCTGAAAGCTGCTCTTGACTTGCAAGACAGCTCAGTCTTCAATCCGTCTGCAAAGTGGTACTTAGTTGCATCTCTCAGCAAGAGATTCTGCAGCCTTGCTAAAGCAAAAGCACAGCAGCTAGGAAAGCTCTCAAAGCTTGAGCAGATGAAGAAGAGTGAGATCAGGAAGCAAGCATCATTAGTGTTTGCAGCTCTGCCAGATGTGCTAGTACAGATTCCTGTTGACTTCAAGTGTGAAGACCGTTCAAATGACTTCAGAGTCTCCTACAAGAACCAAGCTACACCAGATGCTACTACAATTCGTTCATTTGGCCCACAGCAAGAGACATACTTGTACTAGGTTGAAGTCGGCTTAGGAGAGTGACAGATGAAGTACGATCCTCCATACACATTGCAGCAGATCAGAGATCATTATGATGACGCCACATACTAGATGCTAGCAAGTGATCCTGTGCACAGATGGCGTGCTGAGACTGGCATAGAGCTGATCCACAAAGAGCCAACGTGGGATGAGCTGCAGAGAGTGTGGCAGAACTGGCAGCTGATGAGTGATGAAGAGAAGAGATTCTCAGATGAGAAGTCAATTGAGCTCTTTGGTATAGACAATGAGACACATTTCTATGAGCTCCAAGACTAGTACTCAGACTTAGAGAAAGACCATATTTCAAGAGATGACTTCTAGCAATGGAGAGAAGTCACAAGATACTGACAAGACACTGAAAGGAAAACCAAGCAATGAAGATGACAGCAAGTCAGCTCAAGACAGCAATTGAAGAAGCTGTTGCGGCAGCAAGAGACTAGATGATTGTTTTCAAGCCAGAAGACTGCATAGTCAAGTGGTCCTATCTAGTTGAAGATGAGATTGATGACTATGAGTGTGAGGTTGAAGATGACACTAGAGACTCAGATGGAGCTCCAATGGGAACAACACACAAAGTCAGTGTGTCATTCACAATTGAAGACTTCGAGAATCGGTCAAATGTGAAGATGGCAGAGAATGGTCCTGCATCAACAACACTGAAGATTGACCGCACATGGAATAGAGACACTAAGTTCATGACACTAGCTGAGCTGATGGACGTTCTCAGCAAAGCTGCTCCTGATGGAGAAGTCAAAGTGAACTATGGAGGCTCTGACATCTCTCAAGAGATTGACCAAGAAGGAATCTACATTGACAAAGCTCCAAGAGGCTGGCCAAGCGATCCAAAGGCAACTAGGACATTTCCAGTCGCTCTTGTTCTTGGAACTTATGAAGCTATTGAAGCAAGCGAGCAAGACATTGAAGACTATGCTGAGCAGAACAGTGACTACATCAATGAGCTAGCATATGAAGCTTACTAGAATGGCTACGATGGTCCAGATGAGGACTACTACGAAGAGTACTGAGATGGAGATGTGAGAGATGGCAATAGTTGGAGTAGATGAGAGTAGCCTTGGCTCAGCAGCATATGTTGAGACGTTAGGAAGTGATGTTCCGCCATTGAATCCTAGGCCAAACATGAGCGGTCTAGATGTGAGCTATGCTAACTAGTCTCAGTGGTACTGCTATTGTCCACTTGAGAACGTCTTAGGAAAGCGATACAAGAATCTCGACTTGCACTTGACACGATTCTCGCTGCCTCAAATCACTATGGGCAGCATGACTGGATCTTTCAGAGGATACACTAAAGAGATTCCTACGAAAGTCATCAATGCTGACACAAAAGAGCTGACATTGGAATACATCGTTGATGAGTACTGGCAGAACTACAAGAGCTTGTATGCGTGGCAATCTTGCATAACTGGCACACTGAATCCAGTCACAGATGATGCTTCAAATCAAGGAATCTCTCCATCTGAATACATCACTTTGCGCATCTACTTGCTAAACAACTACAAGAAGAAAGTCTTGTAGTTCGAGTTTGAGGACTGTTGGTGCAAAGTATTCAATGACATTGCACTTGACTTCTAGAACACAGACATTGTCACCCATAGCTTCACATTTGTGTACTCAAACTACAAGATGACGGAGATCTGATTTCCAGAAGAGTAAATAAGTCCAGAAGAACGACAACTTAACAAAGACGAGAGAACACAATCATGAAAGAGACCTTCACTGAATTCGAGGAACTTCAAGAAGCACTCAAGAGAGTCAACATGGCAGAAGACACAATGCCTTATGTCAGAGGAAGACTTTGCGAGAGTGAGTCATACAACAAGATGCAGCAGATCCTAGCATCACCAGAGATGCTCAAGTCGCATGCATACATCTTGAACTTGGATCCTGAGCAGCTTGAAGAGTGTGAGATTGAGCGAATTGACAAGCTTTGGAATCTAGGCGTCGATCGCGGTTTCATTGTTCCAGACAAAGATGAAGACTGTGACTCATCTGAGTTTGCTGTCTGTCAGAATGCAGAAGATCCTTCATGTCCTGAGTGCAAAGATGAAGAAGTTGCCGTTCCAACAGTCTCTTCAGTCTTGTCTTCTCAGAAGGTGAAAGTTCCTTGCTGGACAGTTCTCTACTCAGCTTGTGACAAGAATGGCGACATCAAGACTGGTGAGTGCTATAGCAATGCTATCAACACTCGTGCAGCTAAAGCAGATTGCTATGCTAAGCTAGAGCGGTGTGGATACTCAAGCATCTCAATCTTGGCTATTGAAGCTGGAGATCCTGACAGTTGCGAGTGTGACAATCTTGCAGATCTTGAGAAGAAAGTCAAAGTTGCTCAAGCTGAAGCTGACATCTCATCTGCAAAGGCAGTCAAAGCTCAAGCAGACAAGGAAGTTGAGATGCTTGCAAATGAGGATGAGGAAGTCAAAGAGAATGATCTCTTGAAGAACAAGCCTCACAATGCTCACATCGCTGAAGGTGATGTCGAAGAAGCAGATCACTCGTTTGATGATCCTAACAAAGCACACACTAGTGACACTGAAGAGAAGACTCACTATGTTGACAATGGTGATGATGTAGAGCAAGTTGTTGATGTTGCTGGTCCAACAGATGACGAGAAAGCTGCATCAGATGGTGACTATGAGAAGCTCTATGCTGAGTTCTTGACAGCAGCTGATGACTACATGCAGGTTCTTGAGTTCAATGACGAGAACAGCAATGCAGCTAAGAATGCTTTCAAAGAAGTTCAAGCTGCTTATGAAGATTGCTATGCAGTTGTTCCAAAAGAAGATGAGAAAGAGCTCCTCTCACAAGTTGCTTCATATGGCTTCAAGCTGACTCCTGACAACTGCAGAATCACAGAAGCTGCATGTGATGAGTCAATTGATGAGAGTGGAAATCCTTATGCTGCTGGCATGAAGACATCAAGCATTGGCGGCGTATCTGCAGTTGGTGCTAAGAAAGCTCCTGCAAAGAAAGCAAAAGAGACTCTTGAAGAGGAAGATGACACATCAGATGACACATCAGATGATGCTTCTGATGAAGGTGCAGATGATAAGAGCGCTGATGACTCAGCGTCCGAAGAGAAGACTGAAGACACTGATTCAGATGAAGGCGAGGATGACGCAGATGCTTCAGAAGACAAGAGTTCTGAAGATGCGGATGACAAAGCTGATGATTCTTCTGATGCTGATTCCGAAGACGAAGAAGAGAAGAAAGATAGCGATGAAGCTTCAGACGATGATGACTCTGAATCAGATGACTCTGAATCAGATGAATCCGATGACAAGTCAGAAGAAGATGGTGAAGAAGAGAAGAAAGATGATGCTTCAGATGCCAATGATGACTCTTCTGATGACAAGAAAGAAGATGGCGAAGATGAGGAAGACGCTGAGTCTGAAGATGAGAAGAAAGACGACGATGACAAAGAAGACGACGACTCTTCAGACTCAGATGAAGATGATGAGGAAGTTGAGAAAGACGTCAAAGAAGACTTGACAGATGAAGAGAAAGCTCAGTACAAGAATGAGTACAAGAAAGTCTTCAGAGACACACTGATGAAGTGCAAGTTTGGCGATCTCTGCTTTGATGATCTCACAATTGCTCAGAAGGTCACATTCTTCAAGAAGCTGAACAAAGCTTGGACAAAGAATGAGCCTCAAGACTTCATGAGTGAGAAAGAGATTGAGCAGCTCAACAAAGTTGTCGTCAAGAAGTGATTTCTGCGGATGCATGTAGCATCTGCATCAGTAAACAGTAGAAGTGGAGAGTAGAGAAGATGGATAAGCAAGAAGAGAAGGCAAAGTGCTGCGCGAAATGCATCTGGTTTGATCCAAGAACAGCTTTTTGCCGGTGTCATCCACCAACACCAGTAGTAGTTGGAGATGAGAATGGATATCAGCGCATAGTTGGCGCTTGGCCAAAGATAAACGTTCCACTTGCTGACTTCTGCAGCAAGTACTCATCAGACACAAAGATGCTCATCTGACAGTTTTGCTGAGAAGATCTTGAAACTTCTCTTTGAGTGACTAGAAGCCCTTGAACATAGTTCTCGGCTTCTTTGTCTTCTGTGTCACAGCACAAGCATCTGGAACACCAAACTTAGCAAAGAACTTCTTTGGCACTAGCTTGTAGACATAGACTTTCAGCCGCTGATAGAGCCACTTCTAGTTGTAGCCAAAGCTGCGTTCAGTCCTGTTGAAAGTTCCTTTGCTGTCAAGATACACTTTGTAGCTCTAGCAAGAAAGCTAGTCATATGGAACTTTGAACTCTTTAGCTAGCTCTTGAAATGCCGAAGGAGTGAACTCTAAGACCCAATCTGCAGTGTACTTGTGCTCTTGGAAGAGTGTTCGTGTCTTGTTGTTGACATCCTAGTACTTCACCGGCTCAGACAGCACAAATGCTTCTGGCTAGTAAGAGAACTCATTGATGATTCCTAAGCTCTTGCATTCAGAAAGCCATGCTAGTGTGTCAATCTCTTCTTGTGAGTCAACAGACAAGACAACATTGTGGATCTCATCTGTTACCGTAAGCTGCCGTCTCTTGTTCTTTCCTTGCTGTGCCATCTCAAACTCCTTCACTTCTTCTAACTTTCATCTCTACGAACTGCTTCACTTCTTCATACATCTTCTTGAATCTCTTGTCTTTGTTAGCTGCAATCTTGTTGTGAATGCTCTTGTCAATCAAGTCATTGACTGCAACTATCGGTGAAGAGACGTCGCTGAAAAGCTCATCTCTCAAGTTGACGCAGTTAGCTTTTCCAAAGATGCACTTCAAGATCTTGAACATTGAGTAGCAGTCTAAGCTCTTGTGAGTCAAGAAGACTAAGTTAGACAGCTGCATCTTAGCTGCATTGTCCTCAGCAAACATCTTGTTGAAGACCTCACAGCAAGCTTCATTGAACTGCACCATGTCTATGACGATGTCTTTCTCCTTCAGCAAGTACTTCAGCTAGATCTTTCCTTCAATAGCATCGCTAAGCTTCTTAGGAAAAGTGCTGTCCTTGAAGTGAAGCAAGAAGTTGTCTCTAGGCTAGCATGCTCCAATGATGAAGTAGTAGTCTGGAGCATCAACTAAGTCAAACGGCTTGACTATCCTCTTCAGCTGCTGCTAGACGGACTTCATGAAGAATGCTGCAATTGCTTGCTTAGTCATGCTTCCACAGAAGAAGTACTTTTCACCTTCTCTAGCAAACTAGTCATTGTGCTCCTAGAAGAACTCAGTGAAAGCAACATCTAGCAAGCACTTGAAGTACAGGAGATTGTACTTAGGAAGCTTCACTGGTCTTCATCGTCATTTTGTTCAATCAGCAAGCAGTCAGCAAACTCATACTCAATGTCAGCTGTAGCGCACCAAATGTCAAGCTCGGACTTTGAAGAGAAAGACTTCACCTTCTTGTAGAAGTCCTTGATCTCCTCTTTGTCCTGGAACATCGGCTTGTACTTCCATGATGAAGACTTCTTGTACAGAATGCAAACTGAGTTAGGATCATGAAGATCGAACTGGATGCACTTGTATGTGTCTCCATTGTCATGCAGCTTGATCATCATGATGCTTAAGCCATTATTCCTGCAGCTTGCAGTTGCTTCTTTGCTGCAGAGAAGATGAGTGTCTTAGTTGAGTTTCCACTGCACACTTTCATGTCAGCTAGAAGCTCTTCTACCTTTGCTACAGTCTCTTTCACTGCTGCTATCTTGCTCTCAATCTCTGCGACTTGCTCTGATGTTATTTCCATGATTCTCTTGCCTTTCAACTCATATCATACGACCTTCAGCAGCTTTCTTTGCCTCTTCAATGAGCCGGCTCTTAGGAAAGTGATGCTCAAAGTCTGCTATCATGTCTTTCTGCTGCTAAGTCATGCTGCTTTTCATCTTCTCTGCCTCTTGCTGTGCTTGAAGCCAGTACTTAGCGGACTTTGGATCAAGCTGAGCATTCATTGCATCAACTGAAGAGCTGTCAAATGAAGCTCTTCCATAGTACTAGTCGATCTTGCTGATCAAGTCTTCTAGCTTTGTCTCTTCATCATTCCAGCACTGAGATTCCATGCTTATTGTCTTGCTAGGATCTCCCCAATACTAGCTGCTCTCATTGTTTGGTGAATACAGCACTTTCCTAGTCTTGAAGTCAACTATAGTGCCATCTGCTAGACGAAAGAGCCTATCACTGTTCTGGATGAAGCCATTTCCTCCGAGCTAGTCACCAGGAGGAATGTCTTGGTTAGGAACTTGCAACTAGTCTTGCTTAGCATACTTGGCATTCCACTCGTCGCTTCCATACATTGGAACATCCTAGTTAGGAACTTGCAAGTCTTCAGGCGACTTGCATGCATGGAACTTGCTTTGAGTTGCCATTGGACTCATTGGATTCAAGCTGATGTTGCCATAGATCCTTGTGTTCAGAGGATTTGCCTATGGCAACGGATTGAAAGCTCCATTAGCGAATGTCATTTCAGAAGCCCATTGAGAATCTTGCTAGCGATCTTCTTCTCAACTTCTCTTGGAAGCTGCTTCATGATGATGCCGAAGTTCTTCTTGACAGCTTCAACAGTCTGCAAGATGTTGTCAATGACTAGCTTAGTCTCTTCTTCGGACAGCATCTTTGGCATGTACTCTTGCAAGACTACTAGCTCAGCTTTCTCTTTCTCCGCCAAGTCGCTTCTTCCAGCTTTCTCGAATTGCTCAATGCTGTCTGAATGAGTCTTGACACTCTTCTAGATTGCCTTCAAGCAAGCTTCGTCAGTCACTTCTTTTCCAGCATTCACAGTCAAGTTCTTGATGTCGGACACAATGAATCTCAAGCAGTCGCGCTTCACTGTGTCTTTCTCAACCATTGCTTTCTTGATGTCTTCTTGAAGCTTGCTGAACACTTCACTTCTCATCTCTTCACTCATAGCTCTCTTCTCTTTCATCACTTCGTGGAGCGGATCTCATCCCATGCTCTGTTGTATAGCTCTTGCACTTCCGGTTGGTTCTCAAAGCCTCTGAGCACTTGTCCGACTTTTGCTTGCTCAGGAGTCAAAGTGATCGCTTTCTTGATGTTCTCTGGAAGCTTGCTCAAGCCGTCTTTGTTTGCCATCACAGCACTTATGTACTGCATGTTAGCACAAGCAATGTCACCATCAAACAAGATGTCGATGAACTTGTAAGCTAGCTCTTTCTCTTTAGAGTCTTTCATGATCGCCATCTCGTCCCAAGCTACAGTGAATCCTTCTTTCGGAAGCAAGAAGACTATGTCATCTCTTCCTTGTCCATCACCTTCACAGTCTAAGATCACTTGCATTGCATCAGCTGAGTATCCATGTCCAATCCACACTGACTTGCTGGCAACTTCTGTCTTGTAAGACTCAGCATCAAACTTCCTGACATTTGCATTCTTCCACTTCAGCACAGTCTGAGCAGCTTGCTCGATCTCCAGCTTGTTAGTTGAGTTCAGCGAGTAGCCATGATGCATCAAGCCTAAGCCTACGACTTCACGCATGTCATCTAGCAATGTCACTTTGTTCTTGAATGCAGCATCAGCTATAGCACTTATTGGAATGTCCTTTCCAAACTTAGAGACTTTGTCAGCTAAGCACATGTAGCCAGTGTAAGTCGCTGCATATGGAATGCTGTAGCTCAGTTGTGGATCCAAGACTTGAGTGTCGAATGTGTGATCGAAGTTCTTAGACACATTTGGCAGCTTCTGCAAGTCCAGCTTCTCAAGCATGCCTTCTTTGACGAGCTGAGCAACTTGGTATGAAGACGGAAAGATCACATCGTAGCCTGATGCACCAGCCTTCAGCTTAGCATATGCAGCTTCATTGCTCTCAAACGTGTCAATGACGACTTTGCAGTCATTAGCTGTCTCAAATGCTTCAATAGCACCATGGTCAATGTAGTCTGCCCATGTGTAGACATGCAGCTGCTTCTTTCCATCTGAGCAGCCTAGGAGTACAAAAGTACAAGCAATTGCAGCAATGATGTTGTTTCTCTTCATCTCTTTGTCTTTCCTTTCTTTGAATCACTCACCAGACTTGCAATACACCTGGATTCCAGGCTTTGGCAGCTCAGATCCAGAGTTAGAAGTGTTGCACATGATTGGCGGAGGTGCTGGCCACTGAGGATAGATTGGATGTCCCCATCCATCATCTGCAGGTGCAATCTTAGGATACTTCAACTGCACTCGAAAGCCTTGCGCTTCTAAGTCATGGATCTTCTTCTTAGCTTCATCTGACAAGTCGTCAAACGTTATCTCAATGTCAATGTTCATAGTCTGTCTAGCTCTTTCCTGTTTACTGAAGTTGTGCCATGACTTCATCATAGCTTTCTCTTGCTGGATACTTGTCTCCGTCAACTTGAACAATGCATCCAAAGTCATCACTCACTGTCTTCTGCACCGCAATGACAGCACTCTTCCTAACCATCACTTCTTGCAGCTTCAAGCTTCCTGCATATGTCAGCTTGATGAACTCACTGTCACTCACATTCATGCTCATTTCTCTCTTGCTTTCTCAATAGTTGTCATTTGATGTCAGATGCCAAGCTCCACAGAACGGACACTGATACCAGCTGAGCTAGATCTTACTTCGCTAGCAGCACTCATCTGCTGCAAACTTCGCTTGCCAACTAGACTCATACTTGACTTTTCCTTCACAGCACTTAGCAAACCACTCTTCATTGAACAGAAGATTGCTCTGCTTGCACTCCTGAGTCCTAGCTTGGCTCTTCTTGCTTCTTCTTCTCTTCTTCTTCTTTCTGCTCATCAGCTTTCTTTGGATTCACATGGCATGCTAAGACTGTGAACTCAGCACCTTCTTCAAGCTTGTAGCCAATGTCTAAGAACAGCTCACCTCTTGCTTTAGAGGCATCATTGTTCCTGTCAAGTGACACAACATACTTGCAGATGTCTTCACTCTTGACAAACTCATCCAGCATGCGCTCTACGGCGACTTTCGTCTTGTCAGCAACTTCATCATAAGGCTTTCCTTCCGCTGCGTCTACAGTCGGCCGAATGATGTCGCAGATTCGCTTGCCGGTGTCACTGATCTTCTGCTCTCTAGCTTGCTTCTCAGCTATCTCTCTGTCGATCTTCACAAGCTCAGCATCTATCTTCTCATAGTCAAAGCTAGCAATGCTGCTGTCACTGCACTTCCACAGCCACAAGATGCATGCTACGACTTCTGCAGCTGCATCTCCATCTTTCTCTTTCAAGAAGTGGTTCACAGCCTTGAACTCGAAGAACTTCTTCTCAAAAGAGCCATCTTTCTTGAAGCAGCTGAGGATGTTGAGCTGAGGAAATCCCCATCCACTCTTGCTGTCATTCTCATAGCCAGCCATTCTCTGCAGAATCTAGCCGTCTGTCACATACTTTGCATAGTCTCTTATCTCAGCTGCATTCTTCTTGTCTATCAGCTGCAGCAAGTTCTTCCTGTAGCTAGACCCGAGCAGCTTAGTCATTGTCTTCTAGCTGAGCTTTGGCACATTGCTTCTCATCTGCTTCACTCCCATTGGATTCCATCATCTGTGCTGATGCCTTTGAAGAAGTCTATGTCGGAGACTTTCACTGCAGCATCTTTAGCAACTGCAGCTATCTTGTCGGCAACTTGTCCTTTGAAGTCTTTCAGTGTCTAGCTGTCTTTCATCTCATCTGGAGAGAGGCCAACATAGAGCTCATCACTGTCGTAGTCCTCTATCACCTCAAGTCCAGCATCACTGAATGCTTCATAAGCATCTTCCATGACACTGCTGTCTTCACCATCTTCACTTGCATCGTCTGGCTGCTTGAAGATCTTCTCCAATGCGCTCTTGCTGAAGCTAGTTCCAAAGAGCACAAAACTTGAGGAACTTGAGTTGCTCACAAAGTCTGTTCTTAGTTTCATATGTGCGATATCTTACTTGGTTGCATCATTTGCTATCTTCTGAAGATACACTAGAATCTTGTTCAGAGTTTCATCGTCTGGAAAGTACTCATGCTTGTTTCCAGATGAGTCCATAGCAAAAAGGAAGTTCACTTTCTTCTTCGGTGACACCATCTTCTCGAGAAGGAGATAGACTGATTCTTCATCGTAGTCATTGAAGCCGTTTGACAACGACTTCTTCAACTTCAGCTATCCAGTCTTAGCATACTTCTAGATTGTGCTGTAGCTGCAGTTCAGGATCTCTTTGACATACTTAGCTTTCATATGCAAATCTTACAGCTTGTTCACTTTGCATTACAAATGACATCACACGGCTCATCTTTCTTCCTTCTGTAGACTAGCTTTCCACACTCTCTGTAGATGTAGTTTCTTGAAGATGTTGCAATGGTGATCTTCTGAGGAGAAATTTCGCCAACTAGTTCATATCCTGGAATGCTGAAGCATCGGTTGAAGATGGATCTGTCAACTTCAACTATGTCGCTAGTCATGTCATAGATCAAGCTGAAGTCGACTTTGTCTTCGATGATGTCTCTGTAGAGACTCAAGAGTGTTTCTCTGTTGTCATTCCACTAGTCAGACCTGACGTGGACTAGCTTGATGCCTTGCTTCTCTGCAATCTCAGTCTTGAGAAGATTCTTGCAAGAGTCATCTTCATCACTGCTCAGCTAGTGATAGTAGATTCCGTCATACTCGAATCCAACTTTCAAGTTCGGCAGATAGCAGTCAATCTGAAGCCACGATCTCTTAGTGTCACCACATTGAAGAATGTCGCAGCGCTCTTCAACTGGACCACTGTAGATCTTTCTGATCTCTGTAATGAAGTCTTGCTCTTCTTTTGAAGTGCCGCCGCTTATTGGATGGCATTTCAAGCATCTTGCTAGAACCATCAACTCATCATCGCAGCAGAATCTGTTGTTCCAGTCAATCTTGGACTCAAACTCACTTCCGCACTCTAAGCATTTCCATTTGAAGACGGTGTTCTCATCTTTCTCGAGATAGTCATCAAGTGAGAACAATGGCACAACAAACTTGTTTTGGCAGAGCTTTTCATAGTTGCTAGTCATCTTCTTGGCGCAGATCTCTTCTCTGAATGCATCAAACACACATTCATTGCCATAGCGCTCTTTGCACGTTTCTGCTGCTTTTGGTCTATTGTTGTAGTTCTCATCTCCATACTTCTCAAGCTTCGTCTGCTGTGACTAAGCTCTTGCTTCAGATCCAGCACACAGCACATTCTTGACTCCATACTTCTTCTAGCAAGAGTTCTCCCTCTTCTAGATCTCTTCCTTAGAGCAATATGAGCCATTGTTGTTTTGTCGCTTTGTGTCAACCATCTTCTAGATGACGTCTTTGCTTTTCGACGGATGTGTGACTCCATGGTTCTTCAGAGAAGTTGCTTCATACTTCTCTTTGAACTCTTTAGAATTCTAGTAGTGCTCAACACCATACTTCTCAAGCGACTTCTGTATTCCTTTCTGACGTTGCTCTTCTGTCACATAGACACCTCCATTGTTCTTCAGTCTAGTCTCAACCATCTTCTATGACACACTTTTGTTCTGAACTGCAAAGTCGCATCCAAACTTCTTGTTGCAAGTGATCTTGCTCTTCTGCTTGTTGTTGTCAGACTAGAAGCTGAATTCAACTCCGTACTTGTCTAAGCAAGTCTCTTTGGAATGTATTTGTGCTAGCTCATACTGGCACTCTTTGCTGCAAGCTTTCTGCAAGTATCCCGTCTTGACATTCTTTACATTGAGATGGTGAGGCAGATCATTGTCGCAGTGCTAGCACTTCTTGAACTCTTGCACGTTGTGGATGATCCAGTATATTCGAGTCTTGAGCTCAATCCGCTCATCATCCAAGAATGGAGTCTTTTGCTCTATCCAGTCGCGAAGGAACTTGTACTTCTTAGCTCGGATAGTCTTTCCAAAGCAAGTTTCTCGTCCTACGACTATGCTCTTCAGCAACTCTAAGTTTGCTGCATCCGTCTCATTTTCAATGTAGTTCACGTTCATAGTGGTTTTTATTTACTCTGCATGCTAGCGGAACACTGTCTAGCAAGCCAATGGCAAAAAACATGACTTATGTAGCTAAAGTGCATAAGTAGCTACTAATGATGAAGTCTACTAATTCATGAGCTCTAAGATCCGAAGTAAATAACTTTCGGAAGCAACACATTCTAGGAAGACTACTATGGCATTCAACAACGAAGAGCTAGCAACAATAAAGAAGCCAAATGAGCCACTTGAGTACGCATCGAAAGAGCAATTCGAGCAAATGATAAGAGACATTGCGCATGCTAAGCGCGACATTGTCTGGTGGGCTGAGACATTCTTCCGAATCGTCTCACTGAACACAGGTCTAGGAATCATCAAGCTATACTAGCGCTAGAAAGAGATGCTCTATCATCTTGTCAACCATGATCGCAACATCGTCTTAGCATCTCGACAGACTGGCAAGACGACAACATACACAGTCTTTGTCTTGTGGTATGCGACACTGTTTCCAGAGAAGAAGATCATGATCTGCGCCAATAAACTTCAAACAGCAATAGAGGTTATGGATAGAATCAGAGTGGGTTATGAGTATCTTCCAAAGTTCATCAAGCCTGGAATCACAGTGTATAACAAGCAAGAGATATCGTTTGCTAACAAGTCGACGATCCGAGCATTTGCTACTTCATCTTCAGCTTCGAGAGGCTTCTCTGCCCAATGCGTTTCTAGGTCTACGAAAGTGAGAGTTCGCTTCAAGTGGCTGCCGTTCATCTCATTCTCACTTCCAATCAAGTTTCTCAAGTGGTTTGGTCTGTCTTAGCAAACGCAACCTATGGATGCAATAGAGTAGTCGGATGACACCATAGTTCTGAATGTGTGATGGCAAGAAAGAGGAATTTCTAACATGAAACTGCATGACATAACAACACACATCTACAAGAAGACAATAAAGCTTCTTGGATTGCAAGTCTTAGGCGATGATGGCTGGAATGACATCATCTCAGTCAACGTAACACAGAAGAGCAAACTGGTGAAGATAGTTGCAGATGATGGCAAAATGCTCACATGCTCTCTGAAGCACATCTTGATCAAAGACGACGGAGAAGAAGTTCTCGCTAAAGACTCTTTGCACTGCAACATCAAGAACATAGATGGAAAAGTCAGCAAAGTGATTTCAGTCATCGAGCTAGAAGATGAAGAAGAGCTCTATGACTTGTCACTTGCTAAGGACACAAACCACTTGTACTACACAAATGGCTTGCTATCCCACAACTGCGTCATCATTGACGAAGTTGCTTTCATTCCAAAGAATGTCATTGATGAGTTCTTCGCGTCAGTCATGCCAGTTGTCTCATCAGCTAAGAACTCAAAAGCGATATTGGTCTCTACTCCAAATGGAACTTCTGGCTTGTACTATGACTTGTGGCAGCAAGCAAACTCTCCAGAACGTGCTAAGAACAAAGAAGGATGGTCACCTTTCAGAGTAGACTGGTTTGAAGTGCCAGGAAGAACGCCTGAATGGAAAGAGAAGCAGATAGCATCAATTGGCATAGAGCGCTGGAATCAGGAGTTTGGAAATGAGTTCTTGTCTGGAAGCAGCACACACAAGCTGATTCCCGATGATGTCCTTGAGCAGTTTCGCATGAAGCTGAGCGAGTACAAGGCGCTAGGAGTTCTTCCTAAGAAGCAGCGCATAGTGTCTCAAGATGAGAAAGAGATCTTTGAGTTCGACATGTGGCATGAGTTCTAGCCTTAGCGCACATATGCTGCCTCAATGGACATCTCAGAAGGTGTAGGAAGTGACTCCTCAGTGCTGTACATCTGGGATGTGACGCAGCTGAGTGACATAAAGATGTGCGCTAAGTTCTCTTCCAACACTGTCTCTCTCGTCTAGTTCGCATACATCGCACGGAAGATGCTTGCTCTCTACAATGATCCTTACTTAGCTGCTGAGAGAAATGGTGTGTCAGCCGGAACTCTTGACTCCTTGAAGATAACTTATGGATACTAGAACATAGTCATTGAGAACAAGAAGAATGAGTGTGGAATCTACTCCCATGTGACTGTCAAGGAACGTGCTTGCATCTGGGCTAAGCAGATGGCTACTACTAGAGGATTCAGCTTCACAATCTATGACAAGAGCTTGATCGATGAGCTAGACATCTTCTGCAAGAAAGACAACAAAGGATCTCACTTAGTGTATCAAGCTCTGCCAGGTCCTAGCTCACATGATGACCATGTCATGGCTTTCATCTGGCTGACTTACATGCTAGGCAAAGACGCCGTAGACAGGTACTTCTAGGTCTGCTAGACTTTCACTGATGACTTCGGAAACATCTATCCGAGTGTTCTCTAGCCATTGAATGCTTACAGCGCTGACTCATGGAGAAAGATCAAGGCTGATCCTCTGTACAAGGAGTTCTTGGAGTACAAAGAGGAGAGCAAGCAGCATTGCAAAGGTCTTCAAGCTCTAGAAGAGAAAGAGAATGCTAGTGACATGTTCTAGTTCTCTGGCCTCTAGAGCTATGATGGGTACTTTGGAGACAATGATGGAGCTAGCTGGAGCTAGTGTCCGCAGATAAGCAGCCCTATGCCAGGACAGCAGCAACAGCTGAGAATGCCATCAAGAGGAAGGCCTTTCTTCGTCATCTGACACTCAGCAGAGACAACCAGAGTAAATATGCTTACACAAGCTTAACAACAGCAAAGGAAACAGAATAACATGGATTCAGAACTATCGATCAAAGGCTTAGGCCAGTTCAGAATGACTGACAATGTCACAACTGCAGAGTCAGTCCAGTCTGTAGTGCAGGACTTAGTTGCTGCAGA